GTAATCAAGTATTCCAAGAAGGAGTAATTTTACGCAGAGTATCTAAATTTGTAACAGGAACTCAAGAAGATGGAATAGTTCCCGTTCCCGTATTTTTTGATGTGAAAACAGGAAAAATATTAGTAGAATTATTGCCTAAAGAATTACGTGATGAATTTGAAAACCCAGATGACTCTATTTGATTTTTTAAATGAAATAACTTTTAATAAAAGGGATTGGTCAACTTTTACAGAAGATCAAAAAGAATCATTTAATCCGTATATGATCCACAGATATGTTAGTATGTATTCTAAATATGTTGATATCGCGAATGTTGCACAAAAACTTCCAATCAATGAAAAAGAAAAAATATATAATATATACAAAACCATGTTACCAAAGAAAAAAATGTTTCTTAAATATGTAAAAAAACAAAGTAAAAATACATATGATGATTTATTAAAATATGTTTCCGAATATTATCAATGTAGCTTTGGAGAAGCAGAAGAATATATTGATATTATACGAGAATCTGGAGTTAGAGGTATTCTTTGGGAAATGGGAATTAATGAAAAAGAAACAGATAAATTAATTAAAAAAGCAAAGTTATGATTACTGAAAACCAAGGTTATAATCCAACAGGAACTGAAAAAGCCATCTCAGATTTTGAAAAAATGTATCCAACTTTAGCTGAATCTTTTAAAGAAAATCAACAAGAACAATATGAATTATTTGCTCGCAAAATGATGGATTATGGTTTAGCAAATATTACTTTAGGGTCTACACTTGAGGATCCTGAGGATATCAATCTTTCGTTGACCGGCATTTGGTTGCGCTGTAATGACAAAATAAATCGCTTAAAAAACATGTTAAAACGCAAGGGTCGTAATTATGTTCAAGATGAACCAATGATTGACAGTTTTATTGATATTGCTAATTACAGTATTATAGCCCAATTAGTAATGAAAGGTAAATGGAAAAAATGAAACGAGGAACCAGAATAGTTAGTATTAAAAATACCCCAATGATTATATTTGAGGGTCCTGAAACAATCTCAGATGACATAGTCAAATATAATAATTTTTGGGAATTTGAGTTATTTAACAAATGGTGTAAGTATTTCCCTACAGAAGGATTAATGTTAGATATAGGAGCAAATATTGGTTCCCAATGTGTACAATTTAAAGTTTCTTTTCCAAATTTAAAAATATGGGCCTTTGAACCATTTCCCGAAAACTATAATCTGCTGAAACAAAACACCCAACAATTTACAGACGTTCATTGTTTTAATGTAGGTGTAGGAAGTAATAATTCTATGGTTTATTTTGGAGGTGAAGCCCTCTTTAATTCAGGTGTTATAAAAGTAGTTGAAAATAGTGATCATTCCAATTTAGTATTAGCTTTAGACACAATCCAATTCCCAGAACCTATTAAAATGATAAAAATTGATATTGAAAATCATGAGTTATCAGCTTTTGAAGGAATGAAAAATTTACTATTAAGAGATAAACCTATTGTTTGGTTAGAAGATCATGAGGAACCTATTGGTCATGGAAAAGCTACTGAGTATTTACGTACATTAGGGTATAATATGGTAGAACAAGATTTATCAACTAGGGATTTTTTAATGATGTGCAATCAATAAAATATGAAAGACCCAATCCAGTTATTTAAAGTTCATATGGCACCAACAGCATCTGAGGAAGTTGCTAAGGTTCTTAATAGTGGTTATATAGGTCAAGGACCTAAAGTTGATGAATTTGAAGATCAACTTAAAGATTACTTCAATCATGATTTTGTACAAACTGTGAATTCGGGTACTTCTGCTCTTCATATGGCTTTACATTTATTAAAAAAACCAAATAATAAATGGCCTGGTATTCAAGAAGGTGATGAAGTATTAGCTACTGCTTTAACTTGTACGGCATCTAATTTCCCCATTTTAGCTAATGGATTAAAAATTAAATGGGTAGATATTGATCCTACTACACTTAATATGGATTTAGATGATTTAGCACGTAAAATAACCCCAACAACAAAAGCTATTATTTTAGTTCATTGGGGTGGTTATCCTAGTGATTTAGATAAAGTAAAACAAATCCAACAAATCTCAGAAGAACTTTACGGATTCAAACCAGCAGTAATTGAAGATGGAGCTCATTCATTTGGTTCTAAATATAAAGGAAAAAATATTGGAACACATGGTAATTTAACTATGTATTCCCTCCAAGCAATCAAACATATTACTTCAATTGATGGTGGTTTACTTTTAAGTCCACATCAAGAATTACATAGACGAGGAAAATTAATCCGTTGGTATGGAATTGATAGAGATAGTAATAGAAAAGATTTTAGATGTGAAGCTGATATTGAAGAATGGGGATTTAAATTCCACATGAATGATGTTTGTGCTACAGTTGGAATGGAAAATTTAAAACATGCTGATGAATTAATTAAAAAACATCAAGCAAACGCTGCTTACTATGATAAACATTTAAAAAATGTTAAAGGTGTTACTCTACTAGACAGACATGAAGGTCATGAATCATCATTTTGGATTTATACTATGTTAGTTGATGATAGAGAAGGTTTTTATAAATGGATGAAAGAATGTAACATTGTTGTTTCCCAAGTTCACGAACGAAATGATAAGCATACTTCAGTTCAAGAATTTAAATCAAATCTCCCTACTTTAGATAAAACTATTGGAAAAATAGTATCTATTCCTGTAGGATGGTGGGTAACTAAGGAACAAAGAGAGTATATTGTAGACTGTATTAAAAAAGGATGGTAATCTTAAGACCCATACTCATTATAGATTTACCTTTTTTATTAGAGGTAAGAAACCATGAATCTACTAGAGTAAATTTAGAAAATGATTCAATTTTTACCCTAAATGAATGTAAAAAATGGTTTGGAAGTTTAAAATCTCCTTGGTATATTATCGAAATAAACAGCCATAAAGTAGGATATTTTAGAACCAATGGAGATGAAGTAGGTTGTGATATCCATCCCGATTATAGGAGAAAAGGATATGCTAAAATTGCTTATGAAATTTATCTTAAAGATAAAAAATATGCTAGTTTATGGGTGTTTGATGATAATTTTGCAAAACAGTTATATTTGAATTTAGGTTTTAAACCAACTAGAGATACAAAATTTATTAGAGAACGTTTATATATTGAAATGGAATACTTTAACAAATTATGAAAGAAATAATCCTCATATCCGCCTATACTCCAACAATCGATAAGCAAGATAAATTAAGAGAATTAATTTTAACTCTTAAAAATCTTAATTATAGGGTATGTTTAGCTACACATACCTCAACACCACAGGATATAGTTGACAGGTGTGATTATTACATTTATGATATTGAAAATAAAGTTCTTTATGATCCTGAAATAAAATATTGGAATATTTATAGTCAAGGAGATAAATTATGGGAATTTAAAGATTATACTTCAGTTGCGACCCATGCTCTTCCTGTGTTTAGAATGTATTTAGGTGGATTAGCATATCTAAAATCAATGGGTGAAGAAGTAATCCACATGATTGAATATGATACTATTGTAAAAAATAGAGAAATCTGGGATAAAAATTTAGAATTATTAAAAGAAAAGGATGCTGTACTTTTTACCTTACCTAGATTTTACTTAGATAATAAATTAATTTGTGTTTGGAGTTTTCAAAGTGTAAATGTATCTAATATTGATTTTAATTTATTAAGTTATGATAAAACTAAATTAATAGATCAATATAAAGAATATTTTATAAATCATAAAATGCCTATATTTGAGGCTATGATATATGATAATTTATGGAAACATTTAGATTATCATTTAATTGATTTAAGCAATGAAACAGACTTAAGTTCTTCATTTATACTTAACACAGATAGAGTTGAAGGAAGTGAATGGTCTACCTTTTATTACTATAAAAATGAATTATATTTTTTTAATCTAAACAAAGAATTAATTCCTAATAAACATACAATAATAGTAAATAATTCTCAAATTACTAATTTCACAGTTCTTCCTGGACATTGGTTATGTAATAAAATTACGTCTGAAAATGTAAATAATATTTTGTTGTTTAAAAACAATAAATTAGTAAAAGAATTAGATATGTCTAATCCCGTAGATCAATATTGGATTAATAGTTCCCACTTTAAAGAAGGTTCATTATAATATCCTAAATTTCAAATATAAAAGTTTTGACTAAAAAAAGAAAAATACCTCAAATTTTAAAACAAATAAAAAATCAACCACTACGAGAAATAAATCACGCTTTTCAAAAAGCTATTTCTTACAGTCAGTTTTCCGTATTTGCTTCGTGTCCTCATAAATGGAGTTTACAGTATAGAGACGGCAAATACACGTCTGAATCGTCGATCCACATGACCTTTGGGACTGCGTTGCATGAAACTTTACAGCATTATATAACAACTATATATGAAATAAGTGGTGCTGAAGCTGATCGAATTAATTTAGGAGAATATTTTGAAGAACGTTTTAGAGAAACATATTTAAAAGATTATAAATCAAATAAAAATCTCCATTTTAGTACTCCCGAAGAGATGAATGAATTCTTTACTGATGGGATTGAAATAATAAATTTTTTAAAGAAAAAAAGAGGAAAATATTTTGGAAAAAAAGGATGGTATTTAGTAGGTTGTGAATTACCTTTAATTGTCCAACCAAATCCTCAATATAATAATATCTTATATAAAGGTTATTTAGATGTAGTTTTATATCATGAAGCTACTAATAAATTTAAAATTTTAGATATTAAAACCTCTACTAGAGGTTGGGATGCTAAAACTAAAA